TGCGGAATCCACTGAAGCCAAGGTTCAAAGCCATATCGGTATCGTTGTCGAACAGACCGAAAGAAGCAGCGTTAGCAGCACCTGTTGAACTGAAACCATTCAAGGTAGCCAACATATCGTCAATGTCGAAAGAGAACTCACGATTAACGAAAAGAACATTCTCTTCGATAGAACCCTGTTTGTCAAGACGAGAAACGATTGTGTCGAAGTCAGCCAAGGTGGTAGGATTACCTGCACCCCATACGTTACCACGAGTGTTAACTACGTAGAATACGCCTTCAGAACCTTTGTTACCGAAGTTAGGGTTCAACGCAGGGTTAACTACACCTGAACCTACTTCAGCAGGAACGGCTTCCAACATAGAGGTCTCAAGGTAATCTTCAAAGCGGAGACGAGTCTCGTGCTCTGACTTCAAATACCACAGGTAACCTGTAGCACCATTTTCGGTGGTTACTTCAACCCATCCAATCTGAGCCATATCAGAACCTGAAACGGCATACTTGTCTTTGATAATGATGGGTGAGTTGCTGAAGATTTCATCTTCGGCTTCCAATGAACCAACCATACCCACAGTGCCCTTCTTAAATTCAGAACCGTAGATGAATACGGTGAATTTGTTGGCTGCTGAAGCATTAGTCATACCACCACCCTCATAGAAGGCTACATCAAAGGTGTCAGCCGAAGTGTTAACTGCGGTAACGATACCCTTGTTTTGAGTAGGACCTGCTACGTTGGGGGTAATCATAACGGTTTGACCTGCACGAATTGCGATACCTGTCACACCCAAGTCGTTGACTGTGAAGGTAGCACTGTCAGCACCTGTCAGAACAGTGGTGGTTACATCCACGTACTTGGTGTGAAGACGACCTTGTTCTGCCCATTTGATTTGGTCAGAGTTAGAAGGCATCTCAGCACCAACCATACGAAGGAAGGATGCAACGGTGCGGTTTCCGTAACGCTCAAATTCTTTCTCATAAGTATCAGGGAGATACTGATTCAAGAAGTTGAAGTTAGTAATGTAATTGGTGGATAGGGCAACCTGCTCTGCTGAGGGTTGCAACTGATATCCGGGAGTTGATAGAACTGCCATTTTTTTCTTTTGTTAAAGGGTTTTTTACAATCTTTTTGCACTCTTGATTTTCAACCCACGACCTACGCCTGAGTCTACTTCTCGGATTTGCACTCCCCCCTTATTCATTGCCTCGGGTGCTTTACGCTCAGACATATTCACATTTTTTATCTTGCGTGTCACATCCTCTGTGGCATCTGCCAAGCCCTGTTCATAAAAGAACTTAGCGAACTTATCGGGGTTCATTGCGATGGCTAACGCCTTGTGGTATCCTACTGCGTCATTCATAAGACCATTCTCATCCAAATACTTATTGATAAAGTTCATCGGACTTGATTGGACCCTCTTTAACTCAGTGGAATCCCCGGGAGCAAAAACAAGTTTACGGTCATTTAAATTGAACTCAAAACCTTTGAATCCTTGACCAAATACTTCGTCGGTTTTCTGTTGAAACCACTGACGCTTTCTTTCTTGCTCTTCGTTTAAGGTGCTCGCCTGTTGAATATATTGCTTGTAAGCCTCATACTCCTCTTTCTCTGCTTCAGGAATACCAACCGTTCTTGACTCAAGGGGTTGTTTGTACTTTTCCTTCTGCTCGGTAAAGTAAGTCTTGGCTTTTGCAATAGCCTTTTTCTTTGCTAATTTAGCCTTCTTGACATCTGTTTCGTCATCGAAGTCCTCATTGTACTTGAAGTCTTCCATCATAGCCTCGATGTCATCTTCATCAAGACCATCCTCAGTTGCCAAGAAATACTGCTTCAGCATTTTATCCGGGTCCATAGTGTCAAAGTCTTCCTGCAACTTTAGGTAGTCTTGGATTCCACGACCCGTATCTTTTTTGTACTTCAGGAACGCTGCCACGTCTTCAGGCAAATCTTCATTGCTCTCACGTGTAGCAACCAAATCGTCAAACGACTTGATTTCCTTGTTGTACCTTTTTCCAATATATGAAAGAACGTCTTCCTCTTTGAGTTCAACAGGGTCTTCGGCAGGGGGCTGACCTTCTTGGTCACCATTACCTTCAGCACCTTGTGCTTCTTCGTTCAATTCTTGCTCGTGTTTGTCGAGCAACTCTTGTTCCTTTTCTGCAACCCCTTTTTCGGCTCCTGTTACTTCTCTTACTTTAAATTCCATTTGATTGAATTTTTATGCAAAGTTAATAGAAAAATTATTTATCCTCACCGAGGGGAGAACTCAGCCAAATCAAAACCATCAAGAGAGTCTTCATTTGACTCAAATCTTAAAGGTGGCGTGTTCAACTTCCTTTGATTTATCAACTGAGACTGCTCGGTATTCTGCTGACTGATTCGTTTTGACTTAGCATCTTCCCTCGCTTGTTCTCTTTTAGACAACTCAGCACCTGCTGCTTGTGCTAATTGAACATTATAATTGAACTCTTCAGCCATCAGTTGACTCTTAAGTTGTGCTTCTCCCTTCATCTTCTCCATCTCGAATGCAATCTCTGCTTGTTTGAGTTGCATCTTCTGACGTGTCTCCATCTCAATCTTCTGAACTGCCAACTGTGCAGCCATTTCCTGAGACTTGAGTTGTTGTTGAGCAGTCATCGCTTGTTTCTGCATCATCATCTTTTCTTCTCGTTCTTGCTTCTTAACCCGCTTGAGTTTCAACAATTGATTTGCAAGTTTGATATTCTTCAACTCACGGATATCAATGGCATCCTCAAGATTGATATCACCTTTCTGCAAAGCAATCTGAATGTTCTGCTCGAGTTGTGCTCTTTGCTCTTCATCGGGAGAAACATCAATAAAGATTCCAAAGTCATAGATGTAGAGGTCCTTGATTTCATTAAGGATTGACACATTGAATTTGCCAATCTTATTTGCGAAGTCATCCTTGAAATCTGCATACTCCAATATGTCAGCAATCCTGTAGGTAAGTGCCTCGGATATTGACTTGAACAAGTATAATCCACCATCAAGGATATGACGTGTAGCAGTATTTGAATTGAGTGCTGCCAACTTTTGAACGCCAACCAACGAATGGGGGTCAGGGTCTGAGCCATCACGAGCCTCATTCAATCCCGTTACCGCACGAATCATATCAAGGTAGTGATTGTAATTGGCAATCAACATCTGCGTTTTTGCAGCACCGGAGTTACTATTTAATTCCTGAATTGGGACACGTGCATTATTGAAGTCACCGTCTTGGGTGTAAGAACGCCCGATAACGCTACCTGTTTGGAAGTAAAGCCTCAATGCATCCTCAGGGTTATAAGCGTTGCCTGTCCCCAAGTCTACTTCGTTAAGACCATCCGCATCAATAAATACACCATCAGGTACTACTCTTGCGATAACTTGTTGCAGTTTCAAATGGGTCATCTGAATCAAGTCCGCAAAAGGAATCATCCTGCGAACCAAAGATTCGATAACGCCTTTATACATACGAGGTGCTACCGCAACATAGTTTGGAAGAGCGTGTTGAGATGCTGACTTTGGACGAACCATATTCTCAGCCATCTCCCACTTCAACAAGATGTTTGTCCCCATAACCATAATGCCGTTGTACCAAACATCAATGGTCTTCTCTACTTTCTCGAAACGACCTTCCTCCATCATCTCAACAGGTGGGTTGAAAGTGTCATCCTTCTCAACCATACGAGTCCCCCCATTGTCAAGAATCTTTTTCTTATAGACAATCTTTTGGGTGGTCTTATAGTTGTAGTAAAGTAAAGTGCAAGTATCTCTGTAGAAGATATTGTTCTCGTAGTATTGAGCCACGTTGTAGTAATCATACCAACTCTGACTATACTTTGAGATTTCCTCCAAATCCTCCCTTGTAAGGGTTGGGTCAATCTTCATTAACTCAGTGATTGGAAGCGTCTTAATCTCGCCCCAATAAAAACAATCCCGGAAGTATGGGTCTTCTGTATAACTGTATACGATATTAGCCGGGTCCACATATGATATCTCAACTCCTGCCCCGGGCAAAAACTCGTGCTTCTCAACGCCAATACCCAAAACAGTAAGGTCGTAGTCGCAACGCTTCCTTATGTATTGGTAGTTGTTCTCGTCAAGTATAGTATTGATTGCCTCCTCTTCTGCTATCTCAATAGCAGGTTTGTAGTTGAGTTGCATATACAATGACAACTCCTCATCTGTAGATGGCAATTCATCCGGGTTCATAGTGAATGGGTCTACTCCGGTCTGCTCTTGAATGTTTTGCAACAAGTCCTTAGCAACCATCTGACCCTCAATCATATCTTGGTACTTGCTCCTCTTAGACTGAGACATCGCATCCTGAGCATATGCCTTAACCTTGAAAAGGCGGTCAGACATACCGTTCACAACAATATCAACAAACTTGGGGATGATTGGTACGGGAGTCCAATCCAAATTCAAATATGAAAGGTCTCCGTTGATAGCAAGTTCGTCCTTATACTTCTGAGTTGATTGCTCACCACGTGCATATAGGCGTAGCCTATGGAAGTCCCTCCATTGACTATAATACCTGCATTGATTCCCATCCTTACGAAACCATTCATACTGAATGGCTTGTCCTATCTGTAGCCCGAATTGCTCCGTGTTCTTTTCAGCATCGGACACGAATTGACTTGGGAATCCCACAGACGATATATCCACCTTGACATCTTTCATCTATTTAATTGGCTTATAGTTCCCTTATTGTTGTATGTAGCAAAGTTAATGCTAATTTTTGATTGTGCTTTTTCCGGCTGATACAGATGCTTTTGAGTAGCCATTATAGCCAATCCTGAACTAATAGACGCATCAAACCTTGTACGGTTGTTTATATCAAATTTAGCCCAATCCTCTAACGTGCGAGTAAAGGGCATAGTTCCCATCTCTTCGGGGTCCCTATACTTGCCCTCTAAGTCAAGACCGATATGTTTCTCAATGTAGGACTCAATCGCTGCTGCGTGTGCTTGTTTCACGTCCTCAGAAGAGTTAGGGATACCTCCGAGTTCCCTCTCAGCCTTTGACAGTTTTGCATATGGCTTATCGGGACGATTAAGGCAGAACCCCCTATACCCACGATTCTTCATATGGTATAGAAGCCTTGGCTTGTTATTCTCTATAAGGATTGGCATCCCATAAAAAGCACACGCCATCAATACCTCCTCAAAGAATATCTCTGCCGTCTGAGGACGGGCTATATATTCAAGGAAGAACTGATTGACCGGACCCTCGTCCATATGGAAGCCTGTAAGACCGTGCAATGCACCGTTTGAACCCTTCCCTACCACTACACCCGAGATATCGTATGAGTCGCATCCAAACGCCCCCATATGGTCATTCCCGGGATATCTGATTCCATTACGTTCAACAACTCGATTCTGAAGGTTCTTGCCGGGAAGCCACGACACCAAGAACCTACCCCGGGTATCGGGGGACCATATAACCTT